CCGTGGCGATCCTGTGACCATTGGCACTTCTGGCTTCCTCGAAGTTGGCGTTGCTGGCTCCACCTGCGTCGGCGTGTTCTGGGGTGTCAAGTACACCGACAGCACTGGCGTTGTGAAATTCATGAACTACTGGCCGGGCAACCCGGGCGTTCTCACCGGCTCTGTCGTTGAGGCTCTCGTGATTGACGATCCGAACACAGTGTTCTCGATTCAAGAAACGAACGCTTCGGGCGCTGCGGGTACTCCGCTTGCTCTCGCTGATCGTGGCTTGAACATCAACTTCCTGTACACTGCTGGTTCGACTTCGACGGGTTCGTCCGCCGTTTCGATCAACAACGCATCGGAAGCAGATACGGCTACGCTGAACTGCAAAATCCTTCAGCTCGACCCGACTCCGGGTAACGCTGTTGGAGCCTTTGCCAACTGGAACGTCGTGTTCAACAACCACCTGTATAAGGGTGGCGTAACCGGCCTCTGATACGCCAGTAGGGAGAATTTAAAATGGCTATTAATACAACCGCAATCCGCGACCTGCTCCGGCCCGGTCTAGCCGCCGTCTTCGGCGACTACCCGATGTACCCCGGTCAGTGGTCGGAAATCTTCGAAAAGCATTCGTCCGATAAGGCCGTTGAAATCGAAGTCGAAGTCAAGCTGCTTGGCTTGGCTCAGATCAAGGCAGAAGGCGCTTCGACCGCTTACGGCGAAATGGGTCAACGCTATGTAACGAACTACGTGAACCGTTACACCAGCATTGGTTTCATCATCACCCGTCAGGCGATCAAAGACAACCTTTACCAATCGTCGTTCCCACTGCAGGCGAAGGCTCTTCGTCAGTCGATGGAACAGACCAAAGAAGTTCTCGGCGCATCCGTTCTGAACAACGGCTTCTCGTCGAACTTCCCAATCGGTGACGGTCAGCCTTTGTTCTCGACTCAGCACCCAATCGAAAACGGTGTTGTCGCTAACACCTTCTCGGTACAAGCTGACTTGAACGAAACGTCGCTTCAGGATGCCATCGTTGGCGTTCAGCGCTTCCGTGATGCTGCGGGCCTCCGCATCATGACGAAGCCTACGAAGCTCATCGTTCCAGCAGAACTGCAGTGGACCGCGACTCGCTTGCTGCAATCGCAGTTCCGCGTCGATACGGCGAACAACGACATCAACGCGATCTATAACAACTCGGCGGTTCCGCAGGGTCATCGCGTCAACATGTTCTTGACGGACACGAACAGCTGGTTCTTGCTCACCGACGCTCCGAACGGCTTCAAGCACTATGAGCGTGAAGCTCTCGAAACCGATGTCTACACGGACTTCGACACCGACAACCTCAAGGCGAAAGCCATTGAGCGTTATTCGTTCGGTTGCTCGAACTTCCGCGCAGGCTGGGGTTCACAGGGCGCTTCCTAATCGGACTCAGGGGGTGGCATCCGTCACCCCCTAACTATGGAGAAAATTCATGACTCACTTCTCTGATGGTGTTCGGGCAGGTAGGAACTTTGCTAATAACGGTACGGCTTCGGAGCCGGGCGTATTCATGTCGCCAATCAATGTTTATAACATTGTTCCTGCGGCTTTGGATGCAGATGGCATCTGTGCCCAGCAAACATTGGAAGCAGCTGGTAATGCGCTTATAAACGGCGCTTTGGCATCCGGTGGCACTGTTACCCTTGACGTTCCTCGCAACGTCATTGTTGACGCTGCTGGTGCAGCCACGGCTGTTCTGACGGTTACTGGCACCGACGTTTATGGTATTCCGATGTCGGAAGCCATCACGTTGAATGGCACGACCGCTGTTGCTGGCAAGAAGGCTTTCAAGACAATCACCAGTATTGCGGCATCCGCTGCAGCAACCGACTTCTTTGTCGGCACTGGTGACGTGTTCGGCCTTCCGATCCGCGCAAATAACCGCAACTATGTCCAGACTGCTTGGAACAGCGCATTCGTAACGACTGGCACATTTGCTGCTGCCGATGCGACAACTGCAACAACCACGACTGGCGACGTTCGCGGAACTTTTGCTCCTGCTGACGCTGCCGACGCTACCAAGCGGCTGACGCTTTGGGTATTCGTCCTTGACGATGATACTCAGACCGGCCTCTATGGCGTAACACAAGCCTAATGATTGGGGCGGCCTTCGGGTCGCCCTAGTTACATGGAGATTGTAATGCGGGCGAAGAAAGATTTCCAGCTCAAGGCTAAGCATAAGAACCCGAAGGGCGGCCTCAATGAAGCTGGCCGGAAGGCGTACAATGCAGCCACTGGATCAAACCTTAAACGCCCTCAGCCGGAAGGTGGGAAGCGTAGAGATAGTTTCTGCGCACGCTCTGCCGGACAAATGAAAATGTACCCTGAAGCTGCCAAAGATCCGAAGTCACGTCTTCGGCTGGCCCGTAAAGCGTGGAACTGTTAACATGCGTGGAAAAAAGAATTTCATTGCTGAGGCTATCAAGAAGCCCGGCGCACTTCGTAAAGCGCTTGGCGCTAAAGCTGGTAAGCCAATACCTGCAGGGAAGCTGGAGGCAGCGGCTAAGAAGCCCGGCAAAATGGGCCAGCGCGCCCGTCTCGCGATGACTCTTAAAGGAATGAAATAATGGCTGACGCAGTAAACTCTCAAACCCTGTTCGACGGCGCAAGCCAAGCCGTTATAAAATTCAACAACGTATCTGACGGGACTGGCGAAAGCGCCGTTCTCAAGGTCGATGTATCAGCACTGACTGCAAACTTTGAAGGTAAGGCTTGCACAGCCGTTTCAATCCGCAGGATCACAGCTATGGTCAACGGCATGTCAGTCAACATCCTTTGGGATGCTGACACGGATGTAAGTGCCGTTGTTCTCGCCCCCGGTATGTACACGCTAAACTTTGACGATACAGCTATCCTTGGCAACAATGCCGGTACGGGCAAGACTGGCGACATCATGTTTACCACAATCGGTGCTTCGTCCGGTGACACATACAGCATCATTCTCGAAATGATAAAAACCTACGCTTAACAGGAGTTAATCATGATCCTTCGTCGTTACACAAATGCCAACGGTGATCAGCAGGAAATCAGCCTTTCCCAAGAAGATTGGGAGAAGGTTACTGACGAATCGCTCGAAATGATGCTTGGCTTTAAGAAGGCTCCTGAGCCTGTCGTTGAAGAAGCGCCCGCCGTTGCCGAAGAGGCTCCGGCAGCTGAAGAAGCTCCGGTTGCTGAAGAGGCCCCGGCTAAGAAGAAGAAGTAATGCGCGGGCGTAAAGAGTCGCGTGTGAACGAGGCTGGCAACTACACGAAGCCAGATCTCCGCAAGCGTCTTTTTAACAGCATTAAGTCTCGCGAGACTCAGGGCACTAAGGCAGGCCAATGGTCAGCCCGGAAGGCCCAGCTTCTGGCCAAGTCATACAAAGCCAAAGGTGGCGGATATGCCGATTAGAAAACCTCAGCAATCCCTGAAAGATTGGACAGACCAGAAGTGGACAACCAAGTCTGGGAAGCCGTCCAGTAAGACTGGTGAGCGGTATCTTCCAAAGGATGCCATTAAATCGCTGACGCCGGCTGAATATGCTGCTACAAGCAAAGCTAAGCGGGAAGGTAAGAAGGCTGGAAAGCAGTTTGTTGCTCAGCCTAAATCCATCGCTAAGAAAACGGCGAGGTTCAGATGACAACTAGCGGCACGTACACATTCGGTGATACCGAACAGATCGACATCATCACCGAAGCGTATGAGCGCGTCGGTCGTAATCCCGCATCTCTGGCATCGAATGACATCGACAGTGCGCGCCGGTCTATCAATTACATGTTTTCGGACTGGGCAAACAACGGACCAAATCTGTGGGCTGTTGATCTGCAGAGTATTGTTCTGACGCCCGGTACGCTTTATTACGACCTAGAGCCGCGCACTGTGTCTATCCTTCAGGTCTATACGCGCACCATGTCAGGCGCTCAGGCTACCGACCTTATGATGTCGCCGATCAGCCGCGCTGAATACGACGCAATCCCGAACAAGGCGCAGCTCGGCCAGCGCCCGTTCCAATATTATTTCCAGCGTACTATCACCCCGCGACTGTACATCTGGCAGGCTCCACAGGATGTTGGCGTCACGCTATTCTATCACCGCATGAAAATCCAAGAGGATGCCGGCGCGTTCACTGATAGCATGGATGCTCCAAATCGTTGGATGGAAGCCATTGCAGCTGGCCTTGCCGCCAAACTAGCTGTTAAATTTGCACCTGACCGGCTTAGCTTCCTTCAGGGTTTAGCGGAT